TACGCCGTCCTCCTCGGGCTGGGCGGAGACGTCCACCCTGTAGACCACAGAACGGGCGTCCTCGGTCCTGAACGCCACGTAGAACCATCTACCCCAGGTGGCGATCGCTGTCGTCTCTACGACGCCCTCAGGGGCCAGGAAGAGGGGGCCATAGGCGATGTCACCGTTCTCGTCTATCGCCCCTACGCGAAATCCCTGGTTGGTGCCGATGCCGATCCACGTGCCGGCCAGGACCGCGATCCGCTGCACCCGCTCTCCGCGGGGCAGAACCGCTGTGGTCACGCCAGCGGACAACTGCGGGATGCCCCCGTCGCTGTCCAGGGTGATGCGCTGGATCGCCGACTCCAAGTCGCTGTAGCCGGCGAGGTAGACGCAGCTCGGCCCCTCGGCGATGTCCGTGAACACCCAGTCGGTGGTCGGGTGGCTGTACAGCGGCTGCACCTCGGTCGCGTCCGCTGCCGTGACGTCCACCACGTACGCCCTACGCCCATAGGTGGCGAACAACCTGTGCTTAGCCCACGCCACCCTGCCAGGCACCGGGATCACTGGGTCGTCATTCACCAGCGGCCAGGTCTTCGTGGCGCCGCCCGCGATCGGGCGGGTGAACACGTTCCCCTGGGCGGTGATGCCGTACCAGCTTTCGCGGCCCACAGCCAGGTCGTGGATCGTCTGGCCCGCGAGCGTCGCCAGGGTGGTGGTGGTCGACTCACCCAAGTTGGCCTGGTGGATCTCCGACCCGACCGCCAGGTACACCTTGTCACCCACCACCTGCACGCAGGTGGCGCTCGCGGGCAGGTTCTCCGAGGACACCATGCGGCGCAGCAGCCGCAGCTCACCCTGCTCCCACGGGTCGATGCCCTTGGAGTCCCAGAACCGGTTCGAGGACACGACACCGCGCCTCGACTCCTGGAACTTGGCGCCGGCCCCGTGGTGCCACGAGTCCTGCGACCGCAACCACCAGCCCTGAAGACTCTGCTCCCCCGGCTCTGGCTCCTGGTCCACCTGCTCCCGCCGCATCTCCGCGGTCTCGATGATCAGCGGCAGCTCCCTGGTCGCCGCCGACAGGAACGGGACCCCGGCNATCGCATAGTCGATCTTGCGGCCGGCGAGGGTGGTGATGCGGCTGGAGGTCTCCGCGAGGCGGGTGGACAGCGGCGCCGGTAGGCGGCTGATGATGTCCACTACGCCTCCTCGTAGGTGCCCTGGATAGTGATGATCGTGTTCGCGGTGATGTCGCTACCGATCAGGTTGTGGGTCTCGCTGCCACGGTTGAGCAGGATGCGGTCAACCACCCTGCCAGACCCACCGGTGAACACCACCGCCTGGAGGTGGCCGCCCGGGCCTTCCATGTGGCCGTGGAACGTTTGCCGGATCGTCCTGTTGGGCGTGGTTGGCAGCATGAACGAGCAAATGCCCGAGCCGGCGCCAGCGGCGTGGAACGTGATCTGGATCCGGAATGTCACCGTCTTGGTCCCGACCCGCTTCCAGCGGCCAGCGTGTGTGAAACTCGGGGAACCCGAGCCGCTGAAGCCGGGTTCGTAGCTCTGCCAGTCGGTCGCCTCGAAGTTCGCGGCTGTCAACCGGCCGTTGGCGTCGAACCACGCCACTGGCGATGAGGCGGAGTCCGAGAGGCGCAGCAGGTGGGCGGTCTGGCCCGCCTGCCCCTGGATGATCATCCCAACATCCGTGGCGGCCACCGGCTTCACCCACACTGTCACGGCCGAGCCCGCGGCGGTGTTAACCCCAACCCGCTTGTTGCTGTGGACGATGAAGACAGGGTTGTTGCTGTTGTCTCGGACCGCGACCAGCTCTAGTGTCTGCCCGCTGGCGCCGCGAACAATCAGCGGAATGTTCTCAGGGTCCTCATTCATCGCCCGCAGGCGCTGGCCCTGGATGACAGCGTTCCCGTCGATGAAACCTCGGTCGATCCCAGCCGAGTCGCGCAGGATCACCTGGCCTGAGGGGGTGGTGGGCTGGATGACAGTCGCCTCGCGAATCGCGGCGGCGGTGATCGTCCCACCGTTGATGGTCGCCCCGGTCAGCGTCTTGTTGGTGAGCGTCTGCGTGTCCGTCGTGCCCACCAGGTCACCCTGCACACCGTGCACACCACCGGTGGTGTTGACGTGGGTGTTGACCTCGCGGAAGTCGCGAGCGCTCACACCATGCGCAACCGCGGCGCCGTCGCTGTGCGGGAACGCAGTAGTCCCGTCCACGCCACGGGTCACGGTCAACTGGTTGCCGACCTTGGAGGTGACCTCGACAACCTCCTCAGTCACCTCATCCAGATCCAGGATGAGCGTGAACGGTGTTAGCGCCGGAAAACCGCTCGCGTCTGCGACCGTGATCGTGGTGTCGGTGGCGCCGATGTCGCCGACCAGGGTTGTCCGGCCGGCGTTGCTGTAGTGCCGGATCGCCATACCTACCTCGTGAAGTGGGGCTGCTGCGGGTGCAGTGTCAACAGGCGTCTGCGCTCCTCATCCCGGCGCAGCGCATACATGGCGTAGATCTGCTTGGCGAGGTTCGTGGCCGCCCCAGGCGGCACAGCCTCCTGGCGGGCTAGCTGCTCCACCGACTGCATCTGGAGCCGCTGGCCCTCCAGCGTCTGCGTCAGCCGCCACGCGGTCCCCAGCAGCACAACCTCCTGCACCGAGTCCTGGATGCCGAGGTCGGCGAGATCCTGGGTGGTGGACACGGGCGTCCCGTACGGCGCCGCGTAGACGACACGGAATTTCCGGCCGGGGATGAGGGGCTGGTAGATCTCGATCACCTTGCCGCTGGCGTAGGGCGAGGCGGCGCCTTTCTCGAACCGCCAGCGGGTCACCTGAGGCCACAGCCCCGTAGGGCCGGGGATGTCCGCCGTCACCTGCAACACCCGGTCGCAGTCGGCCGGCAGCTCGTAGGCGATGCGCGCAGGGGAGTAGTCAATCTCGACCGCCTTCACCTGGAACAGGTCCGGGTGAAGCTGGAGCACCGTCGCCTTCATCGCCTGGAGGACATTCACCACCGGGAACAGTGGGTCGTTCACGACCTTCGCCTCGGCCGCGTGTGAGGTGGCCTGTGAGCCTTCCTGGCCGCGCCCGAACGGGTAGATCCTCACACTGTTGGCGTCCACACCCTCGACCAGCATCAGCTCCTCGTCGACCTCAATAAGGCCGCGGGAGATGCGGTTGCCGTCCGCCACCTCAAGGACGAGATCGGTGGAGTTGACCGGCGCGGTCAGGTAGGTGACCTGCTCGCGAATGCCGGTGAAACTGTGAACCCACGAGAGGGTTTCGCGGATCAACTCGCCAACGGTCGCCATGGCACTCCTACGCGGCCGGGAGGCTGCTCAACGCCTCAGGGGTGTAGGCCCGGCCATGCTTGTCGCTCCACCGCTCCGCAGCCTCCACAGCAGAGCGGAGCGTCGTCTCCGGCTGGATGCCCTGCCTGCGGGCCGCCTCGTACCGGTCAAGGTCGCGGTCCCAGCGCTTCTGCGCCGTGTAGTCCTTGTTCGCCGCCGACTGGCAGTAGGCGACCCGCACACCCTTCCAGCGCATGCACTGCCCGAAAGTGGTGTGCGGGTCGGCCACACCGCAGCGGCACACGTGGCCGCTACTCACCGCCGTCCTCTCTTCGCCGGCTTAACCTTCTTCAGGTTCGGGTTGCGGCGCTTCGCCTCGGGGCTTGCCCTGCGGGTGGCGGCGGCGAGGATCGCCCGAGCCCGCTCCATGCTCACGCCCTCGCGGCGGGCGATGCTCCGGGCCGCCGCCTCGAAGCCCATGCCCTTGCGGACACCACGCTTAGCCATTGCGGCGCTCCCGCAGCCAAGCCAGCACCAGATCCGCGGCCGGCTTCGCCGCGGCCTTCAGCACCGCGAGGGCCGCTGGCAGAGCGGCGATCGCCGCCGCCTGCACAGCGTCAACACTGAGGTCCAGCGTCTCGCCCGCGAGCAGGAGGCCGAAGAACGCCTGAAGATAAGTGGCGATCGTCCGCTCCAGGAGGTCAGCGAGGAAGGCTCTCACTCGCCACCTCCCTTGCCGCAGCACTTGCCGCGCAGCTCGTCCACCGCGGCAGCAATCCCCGCAACCTGCTCCGCGAGACCAAGAACCGTCTCCTTGATCTCCAGAATCCAGGGGTCCTGCTGCTGGACATTCTTCAACACATCGGTGAATTCCTTGCGGCGGGTCTTGTGCTCGGCCTCCAGCTTGTTGGCCCGAAGCCCAAGCGCCCTGCGAGCCTCGGCGATGTCCTTCTCGACCTTGGCAATGCGCTTCAAAATCTCGTCAGCCTTGCCAGCCAACTCGTCATCCTCCGGAGGAACGTAAGGGGGCGGGTCGTTCAAGAACGAGACATGTACGTGATCGATGTGCGGATTCGACCCGGTGTACGGATTCCAGTTGCCGGCTTTGCCGTAGCTGTTGTCGCGGATCGAGATGATTCGCCGATTCCAAATCACGTACCAGACACCGAGCCGCTTCCGGTGCTCCCACAGGTAGTTGGCAATCGCGTCGCCGATCCAGGGGCGCATCGGGCCAGGCTTCTGCACGGTGCCGTCATCGAACACCATGAAGTCGAGGGCGCGGCCCTCTTTATGCTCACCAGAGGCGCCGATACCCCACACGAAATACAGGTCCCAAAGGGAGCAGATCTCCTCAAAGACCTTTCTCGTGTGGGGGCGAACGTTGCCGAGTTTGGTTTTAACAGTTTCAATGGAGGGCATTCAGCCTTACTCCCAGGTACCGTTTCTGCGGAGCGAGATTTCAGCCGGA